GGTATTCTCGGTTATCTGATTGAGGTCAACCGTTTGAATTATTGAAAGATAGTCGGAGGTTTTTAAGAATCGTGCCATAGTGCAAAATAATAATAAAAAATTTGATAAATGCTTAAAATGTAACTAATTTTATTTATGTTTGCGGTGAACATAATAAACTAACTAACAATGAACATCATAACAACTACAAGCCCTGCAAATGGTGGGCATTTTCTTGACGTGTCATTTATTACTGAATACAATGGTGACACTTGGACTTCACAACCATATCATTTACCTATTGAAGTTTGGAATGAACAAAAAGAAATCGAACTAAAAGAGAAATTTAAACAGTTTGTTTTGTCAAAATCTACTCGCTGATTTATATTCAGCATCACGACCAACAACAACAAGTGGTTTGATAATACCTGTTTGAAACCTTGCATATTGTGAGGAGAATACCGATGTGATTAAGTAACGTGTTAAATCAACAATGTGACCAAATGGCTGGTAACTTACTTTTGTCACAGGATCGGTTACTGTGCGCTTATCTACCTTGCCGTTTTTATCTTCCTTTGTGTTCTCAAAATCTAATATTGCAACTCTGCAACTTTCATCAGCTATAAAACTAATACCTTGCTCATTGTAGCCTAATATAGCATTAAAGAAATCGGCACTTGGGCGCACATTTGGGTTTGATTTAGCCACGCGCCTAATTGGTTTAACCTCATCTAATTCATTGATAAGTAAGCGAAACAAATCAAATCCCTTTTCTTGTTTAACGTCATCCTTTTGGCTGGTGCTATCGCCACACACATAAACATGGCCGTTATGCTTCCAATGTCTTAACCGTTGCATTATAGCCCTGCCCATTGCTTTAGTTGTGTTATCGGGGTTTTTTAGTGCAATGCAATCAATCAATCTTATTTCGTTTTCATCACTAATTTGAAAAATACCACAAGGAAAGTAAGGGTTTACGTTTTCATCGAATGAAAGCCAAATTGCCAACGATGGGTCATAAGTTACAATGCCAGTGTGTTTAATTGTTGACCAACTTTTAAGAAATTCGCCACCGAAATCAACTTTACCCCATTCGCCTAAAACATAAACTTTGTGCAGGTTTGGGTTAGCTTTAACACGTTCGGTTAAATGGTGGATGTAATCGGCATCTAAAAATGAATTGTCTTTATACGTTGTATTCATCAACATGGTTTCAGCATCGGGTTCATCAAAGAATCTACGCTTTATCCAGTGCTGCTCTGAAATCGGGTTAAATGTGATAATAAACTGTTTGTAGTTATTCGTTTCGCCTCGCACCCTTAACTCTAACTGATTAAAGTCTAATTCATCCAACTCGGTTGCTTCCTCACACCAAACTGATGTAATACCAGCAATTGATTTAATTTTTTCGGGGTCATCCATACCAGCACATAATATTTCGTTACCTGTTGGATTGTGGGTAAAACGCATTTCACTTTTGTTTATAGTGAATTCGCTAAATATATCGTATTCAAGAAGCTTATCGACAAACAATTGATATACACTGTTACGAATCGTTGTTGCTACCTTTCTAATGCACAATATGCGATGCCCTTGCTCGGTTGTGATGCGCAGGATTATCTTTTGGACTGCCGCTATGGATTTGCCAGAGCCAATCAGCCCGCCCCGCCTTTCAATACCAAGTATCTATGTTGGCTTAAAAGTGCGGGGCGGTATGCTTCGTTAATTTTTACTTTTGTCATCAACAAATTCTAATTGCCATAATTTAATCTGTTCTCCTTTTGTAGTCAAATCAGCATTAACAGATGTTGGAATAAGTTTAGCAGCCAACTTGTAAAACTCGGTTGGGTTTTCTTTTGCCCAATTAGTCAGTTTAGCTTCTTTATCTTCCTGTAACTCACTAAACGCTATTTCAAACGCTTCTTTAACTGATTTGGTCAGTTTATTGGGGCTGCCCTTTCGACTACCGCCACCTGATTTTTTACCTATTGCCATATTTATCGCAATTTAACGCACTATGCCATAAAACTTTCATAGCACAAAGATAAGAATTATTTTAATATGCTCAATATTAGTGATTGAAACTCCTCAAGTGACCTAATGATGTGATATTGAAAACCATTGCTTGTAATCAACCATTGCCAATCTTTTTGCCCTGCTGATTGCACACCATCAGATGTTTTGAATTCAATCATAAACGCTTTTGCATCATAGTAAAGCACCATATCAGACCGCCCAGCTATTAGACCTTTAGCCTTGTTTCTTGCTCCATCTATTTTGTTTTTTGAATTGTTTAAGTTATAGCACAATAGCCCACGATGTTGTGGGTAGGTATTGTGAAACCAAACAAAGCAATCACTTTGAATTTTATCCTCCGATTCTTTTATCATTTAGTAATTTAGTTATTAGTTCTTGATGCCATTTATTATTATTCACTTTATATTTATCACACCATTTGCTTAATTCTGTCCCTGCCAATTGCAATGAATAAGATGGTGTTACTATGTTGCTATACTTTTGCTCATACGCAATGATGTGTTCAGCTATTTTGTGCAAAACTGCATAAGGCTTCCATTGCCTCTCATCTGCCAAATCAAACAATCTTTGTGTCGGAATGTTTATGGGTCTTTCTTTAGTTAATTTTACTAATTCCTTAACTTTTTCTTCTGCTACTTGGTTTGCTCTTTCCTCTTCAAAATCGTGTCCACAATTTTCGCACACTACTTTTCTTGTATGCTGAAGATGGTTACAACTTGGACACTCCTTAACTGGTGACATTCCAACACTTGTCTTTTCTTTTTTAGTGCCATTTCTGAAATATGTTTCCCAATCAAAATAGTCATCATAATATCCGTGCCTTACTGTGTTTTTGCCCAAATCAATAACAGTAAATTTGCTCTTATTTTCGCTGGGTCTGCTCCCCCTACCTATCATTTGCAGATATAATGATAGAGATTTTGTTGCTCTGTTAAGTATTATCGTTTCAATGGTTGGCTCATCAAATCCAGCAGTCAACACACCAACATTACAAATTATGGCATCATTTTCAGCCTTGAATTTTTGCAATATTTCACTACGTTCTTTTTTTTCCGTATCTCCAGTAATCGAATAAACATTTAAGCCCTCATTTTTAAATGCATTATAGACTGCTGCATTATGATTTAAATTTACGTTAAACACCATTGTTTTTTTACCTGCTGATAATTTCCAGTAACTTTCAATGACATTATTAACCATCTTTTCGCTGGAGTAAAATTCCTCCATTTGCCTTTCATCAAATTCACCCCCTTTAATTTTGAATTTTTGCGCTCCAACCAAATCAGATGCAAAACCAAATGCATCACAATTTACCAAGTGACCATCTTCAATAAGATTGCTGATTGATACTGGCTGAATAAGTTCAGCATAATAATCTGCTAATGGGTATTCGTTAATAGGTGTTGCAGTAACTCCAAGCACTTTACATTCTTGGTCTTGAAAGAATGGCATTTTCTTGAAATTACCGATGTGGCACTCATCAATTATAGTAAGACCAAATTTAGGTAACTTGTTGATGCGCCTTGCAACTGTTTCCACCATTCCGACATAGTAATTGTAGTCACTTGGTATGGCTTTGACACCTGCTTCAATCAAGAAGCACTTTTCACCCAAACTATTTTTGGCTTGTTGCAATAGTTCATTACGATGCACCAATATTAGCACTCTATTGATGTTTTCAGCATAGTAACGCTTTGCATATTCGCAAAAAGTAAAAGTTTTGCCAGAGCCAGTTGGCATTTGTAACGCAATGTTCTTGTTTGCGCTACTTTCGATTGTCATTATTGCTTTGTTTTGGTATTCTCTTAACATAATTTTATTGTTACAGATGTTACACTTTGTTTACGCTTTTTTTTCAATCTGTAACCTACTGCTGCAAGGATGTTACAGATGTTACAGATTATTATCATTATTATACTTACTATACTATACACACACACACACGCACACGCACACATTATTTTATATGGGCTAATTGAAATATGCATTTTATCTGTAATCTGTAACATTTAGTATATATTTTCTTGATTATCAATTGAATATGTTGTTACACATCCTTTGATTTTTATCTCATAAGCACGAATGGTCTTTGAACCATTCCTAAAAATGGTCTGTTCATACCCACATTTTTTCAATGCTTGTCCCATTCTTTTGGTATTTGTTTTAAAAGTTGGATGTATTTTTTGCAATTCCAGAATCACATCGGTGTTTGTCATTTTGCTTGTTGGGTCATTTTGGATGTGTCTATTAATTAATTCCACTTCACTCATTACCTCAATGTTTTTTTCGTTGGCTTTGTTTAAGTATTCGATTTGCGTTTTATCCAAAAACCATCCTTCTTTATTAGCTTTCCATTCGTTATAAAGTTCGATAAATAGTTTATCCTTGTCAATCTTCATATACGAATCAAAATCAAAGCTAATCAAGTTTATAGGAATAATGCGCCTATTACCAGTTGGGTCATTAATTACTTCAGCATCATTCGATGTGCCTCCTAAAACTGCCAATCGTAGCAGGTCTTCTGAAACTCTTCCGTATGGCATACGAATGGAGAATGTTTGCTGGCTGCTCATACGTTTTAATTTTGTGGCATCTTTTTTTGACTTACCTCCAAACTCATCATCCACAATAAGCCACTTTTTAGTCATTAGAATTTCTGAATCTTTGCCCTCATCAAGATTTGATTCAGCATAAAATTTGCGTAATTTTTTTGGCAAAAGGTTTCTAAAAAATTCAGTTTTTTTAATTCCTTGCTCACCAGCTATGACTAAAATCATTAGAGAATAAGTTCCAAATGCTGAACCAATCAAACCTAACAACCACTTTTTTAAATAAATATCAAGATATATATCAAAAATAAAAGTTCCATCATTTTCATAGATTAATTGTTCAACATTAAAACAGTTTTTTAGCTTGTAAAATTCATTATCAGTTTGCAGGTGTGCATTTTCTTCAAACCAATCTTTTATAGGGTTATACGATGTGCTATTGTCTTTATTTTGAATTAGGGTAAACACTTTGTCCTTTGAAATACCATCATCAATCTTTTGCCAAACTTTCGTGTAGAAATTTGCCAAAATTCGGTCTGTCATTTCCTCTCCATTAAACTCAAAGTTTCGTGTAATTTCATTAAATTTTACATTATTTAATTTTATTAGTTCAATGATGTTATCTATCTCATTTTTTTCCTTTGTGTTTTCTGATTTCGGAATAAATGCTTCAGCATCTGCCAATGGAATGTTTAGCATTTTTAATGCTTCTTGCGGATTATCAGATAACTTAACAATGCTCTTTATTTTTTCGGTGCGCTCCGATGTGGTGCTTATGCCTGCTTGGCGAAAAATATAGTAAATACTTGCAATGCTAACTCCAGTTCCACTCCTTTGCAAAGCTACGTTGTAATCACGTTCTGCTTGTCGGTGTGAATACTTTGGTGATGATTGGCATAGTGAATGAAAGTAGTTGCGACCACTTTCGCTAAATTCTTGGGTCAAAGCAAAAGCCAAACGAATATAGTCTTCATAATTATCAAACAAATTCATTGGTGCTGCCTTTACCACCATTTCATCAAAATCAGTTTTAATAACTACTGGCTTTGGCTTTGGTTTGTCTTTTTTCTTTAAGTAGGTCTTAAATTGTTTTGATTTCTTATTAATGTAGATGTCTGGGTCATATGACACAAAACGCAAACGAGATGTGTCCTTGCAAGACTTGTCCAGCACAATTGAAAACTGAACCATAAAGTAATTTTCAAGCGAAAGAAACGCATCTAAATGCCTTGTACCTTCAATGCGAATAAATACTGCATAGCCATTACCACTTAAAGAACGATGTACGGAGTAAACATATTCGTTGCGTTTTATTCTCTCAATGTCAACTTCAGCAATCTGGTCTTTCGCATCAATATCCAAGCAAATGAAACCACTATGTTCAAGCAATTTATTGGCTGCCCTTTGCTTAAATGAACCACTCGCAGTTACGCAAGTAGTTAACTCTTTTTGTGTGCGACCAGCACGAAAGTTTAGCACCTCATCTTGCCAACGACCATTTTTAATACCATCAAAATACTCATCTACCTCAATACTGGCATCTGATTGGTTACTCTTTGCACTCTTAAACAATGATATCATTTTGTATAAATTAAAGAAACCCCTACTAAAGTGCGCCACCGCCAAGAGGCCACACTAAAGTAGGGGTTATGTTGTTAAATTTCTTCAAGTTGGCGGTTATTTAGTTTGCAAATATAAGTAATAATTACTTAATCTGCAAATTACGATGTGTTGCAATGCTGCATCCAGCAACATCAACACCATCTTTAAGTGCTGCCTTAATTGCAGCCTTATCTGCTTGTTCTGTAACCTTAACCACCTTGAATGCAGCAGGTAGTAAATTCACATCATCAACCTCAACAGTTTCAGATTTTCTAAAGTTAATCTTAACCAACGGTGTTTTAATCTCATCAATCTGGAATGTGTCCATTGCGTGTTTGATGCGGTCTTTAAGGTAATCTGATGCCTTTTCACGCTGCTTCTTTAAGTTCTGCAACCTCTTAATTTCAGCATCAATAATGTCAACATCTGCATCCATTTGTTTTATTACAAATGAATAAGCAACTGATTTGTTTTGCAACTGTTCTTCAGTGATTGCTAACTGTTCACTTAATTCTGATGTTAATTCACCATCGTTGTCAATTAATTGCTCTGCTAATTGGTTATAGCTTTGTTCAATTTGATAGATTGTTAGTTTCATTATGCTTCGGTTTTAGGTGTTAGTTTAGTTTTCATTTCATCTTTGGCTGCTAATACTCGTAGGTCTAATCGTTGCGCTTTGGTAATCTTTCCCCATACCGCTTTGATTTCATCAAGTGAAACGCACACTTGAATGTCATTAATGATTTCATCAATAGTTGTGTCAACCTCAACGTGTGTTGCTTCTTCAGTTGTCACTACTTGCATTTCCTCCGGTACATAAACTGGTCCACTAAAGATGTCCGGACAATACCATTTCACACCATTACTAATAGCCCTTGCAAATAGCATATTCTTTGGAAACTTATCAATGTTCTTGGTAAGTGCTTTTTTAGCATCCTCAATAGTGAATGTGCTATTACCTATTTTAGTGTTACCTTGAAAGAAATCTATGCTGCAAACCTTTTCTGATGCTTCTACAACACGATAATCATACTTGCCACTACCTTTAAGTCTTGATGCAATAAGACCTGCTCCGATTGTCGGCTTTCCTTGAATTATATGGATTCCAGTCATAGAAGCGAATGGAGGAATTCCGATTTCTTGTCCTGCGGATATTTTGACCATTGCTTGTGCAACACTTTTGATGTCGGTAAACATTCCGCTTTCATAAAATGCTTTACTGATATTCATTATATCAGTAGTGTTAATTGTTGTTACTGTACTTACTTGTGTGTTCATTGTTATTTGTTTTTAAGGGTTATTAAAATGGTACTTCTTGATTATCACTTGGTGCTGCTTCGGTAAACGGATTCGCATCCACTTTCCAACAAGCAATAGTGTTGAACACCTTAACTTCACCTTGCGGTGATGTCCACTCACGACCTCTGATGTTAATGTATGCCTCAATGTCTTGCCCTACCTTAAGGTCATCTGCAAGTGAGCAGGATTTCTGCTGCAATTCGATTGATACTATTTGCGGGTATTGGTCTGCGGTAGTGAGTACTAATTCGCGTTTGCTGAACTTACCATCACTTACTGTTGTCGTTGCGCCTATGCGCTTGATTGTTCCTTTGATTGTCATAATTGTTTGTTTATTTGTTTTTGTGTAAAAAATCTGTTAATACCATTGAAAGAAATGAGGTGTGCGGAATGTAATCGTTGAATTGTAAGGTGATTTCGTGCTTGTCGTTGCTTACTGCCAAGTCACATAGTTGCATTGTCCAGAACGCATCTTTAAGTTCAATAGAAGCGGTTATTTCGTTGTCTTTATTCCACACGTAAAACGTTTCATTGTCTGATTCGTATTCAATACGCTCTTTAGAATTTTCAATTTGCCAAGTTGTGGTCGTTGATACTTTTGTGATTACGTTGATTGAGTTCATGTTAGTTTGTTTTTATTGGGTTAGTAATTGGGGGTGTTTAGCCCCCTTGTTTGTTTTATTAACTATGCAACTTTTAACCAGCTGATAAATTCTTGCTCTGTTAGGTTGTTTAAAAACTCTTTCATTGAGTTGTCGTTACTTTCTCCTTTTAAAACACAAGCTAAATTTACATTATGTCTAACTCTTACAGAAAGTACTGTTAATCTTCTGAATCCTAAAGAATATTCTGATGGTTGAGCATTTACTTTAGCTAATGTTTTTGTAATTGTTGCTGTTGTCATGTTGTTTTGTTTTTAGTTGTTGTTGTTATTTGATAGGACAAATGTAACTATACAAATTTAACCTACAAATTTATTTTAACCTTTTAACATATTTTAACAAATCTCTTTGCAAGGTTATAGACCTTAAAATGTTGTGGTTTCCAGTTAGCAACACGATTTCGCAGGATATTCTTCACCTGCTCTTGAGTCATAAAGCACTTTTCTCCAATGGTAACGAATGCTCCTTTACCAGCATTTCTGCCATAGGTTTGCACTCTTTGGAGATTGATGACTTTAATCGCATCGTAAATTTCTTGTAGTTGTTGTGGTGTTGGTTTATTCATATTATTTTTTTGTTTCGGTATCTAAATAATCTATTTTTTTCTTAATGTCCATCATTGAATTATATTCTAATTCAACCTTTAATGAGTTAATAATTTTACCAGCAGTATTGGCTAATTCCTTGCCTACATTTAAACCCATTTTACCTGCTTTCATTTTAGTGTAATTATCACTTAAGCTATTTCTTAATTCTACGATGTTTTGCATATTCTTTTTGTTTTTATGATTAATCTTTTAATTTCTAATAATGATGGATTATTTTTTAACTGCTCAATTGTAAATCCGTTTTTTTCTCTCAATAATTTTGACACATATCTATCAGTTACATTTTCTCTTCTGTTAGCTTCTAATAAGCGTGTCTTATTATTAATTTCAGTTTTGTTTTTTTGAAAGTAATTTTTTGCAGTATGAATATTTCTTTTGTGGTTTTCATTTCGCCAAACTTTTTTTATTTCTACTTTACAATCAAAACAATACCTTGATAATAACTGCCTACCTATTAATGAGCAATTGCATTTAATACATTTGTTTTCAATTTGCTTTCTCAATTGAATTTCTTTTTTTTTAGCAGCAACTTTTGGTCTTGACCTTTCATTATATTCTTTGACCTTATGCTTATTTTTTTCAATCCAATTTTTTTGCATTAAGTAATTACAAATTTTACAATATGAACGTAATCCAGACTTAACACTATTGTCTTTGCAAAAATCAGTTAGTTGCTTTTCGCATTTACATTTGCTGCAAGTTTTCATAGTTCTGACATTATTAATATTTCGTTTGTATTTTCTTTTTTTGCTTTTCTCATAGCCATATAAATGTTGTTAGCAATTCGTTGCTTAAATTCCATTGCAGCCTGCACAGTTGCAAAGTCTTCGCTCCAGTCTTCAGCTAACTTGCTTTTGTTCTTTAATCGTTCAACAATGCCAGAGATTATACTTGTTATTTCGTGTACTTTGATACCAAAGACCATAGCACATTCAACTGATGTTAGCCCACTATTGTATTTTAACCACACATCCCAATGCTCTTGCGTTATGGTTGCAGGTTTGGGAACGTGAATGTAACTATCACATATTGCTCTGCCAAGTTTGCGTTTTGGTTTAATCTTTTGCATTGCGAATTTGATATTGCATTAACACTAATGCTGAATGTATGGCTTCAGCGTTGCCACCTTTATAAGTTAATTTTGCGCCTCCTTTTGGGGTGTAGGCTTCTGGGTTATTTCTATACCCAAATAGTAAGCGTTGAATTAGTGCTTTCATTTTGTTAGTTTTAAAAGTTTCGGCAAACCTACTATAAATTTTTATTAAAACAAAATTTGTATTTAATTATTTTATTTTTATATTTGCCAAAATTTAAAAACTAACATTATGGAAACAACATTAACATTGCATTGGGAGTATGAAAATGATGACCGCGAAAACGGAATTCGTGGCGGTTGGGTATTAACCGACATCACAAATGGAAAAACATCAGTACATTTAAGCCCAAAATTAGAACAATTACTTAACGAAGAATTAGATCCCGAAAACTTTTAAACTATGAAAACAAAACTATCCTTAATTTTATGGGCTATATCAGCCCTTTTTATGTCCTTTTGGGCAGTTAAATTCGCTATGACTGGCGTTACTTTTGGTAACTCCGAAGTGCTAACCTTTACGCTATCATTTTGCGCCTCACTTGTTAGTGCAGTTTGTGGTGCAGGATTTATGCAGCAATGGCTTAAGAAATGAAACTGCTCTATAAACCGACAAAATTAACCTGCGAATTTATCGTACCCGACATTGAAAAGTCAGATGGTGTGCAAAAGGTTATAGGCTTCAGCAGAGGTTGGCATCACTGGAATAGCATCCGTTTGGGTATTCGTAAGGAGGAGAACTATTGTGTGTTGTATTTTTATGCGTATATTAAAGGGCAACGAATCATACAACGGATTGGCAGATACCAAATCGGTGAGAAAGTTAAGGTTAGATTGCATTGGGGTTATTATATCGAATGTAAGGCTAACGATGGTTACGCATTTAGAGTCGCTCCGAAGTGTTCATTCCCCATTGGCTATCTGCTTAACAGTTACGCAGAGAAAGATGGCACAGAGGGCATAGAAGTGCCAATAAATATTGATATAATGAATTTAAAAATTGATT